AGACCCGATTATTCTGTCGTTTGTTTTCAAATGCTCATCTAAAGGTGTACACGAAATAACTAACGGATGCGCAATCAATCTTATTAGCGGTCAAGGAGAAGTGTTTGCTGATAACTGTATGGTCGAACCAGTAAAAGCTGTAATTAAAAGGAAATAATCATGACTACACACGAACTAAAAATTAAATCAGAGTATTTTATGGATGTTGTAAAAGACATAAAAAAGGCTGAAATACGCTACAACGACCGAAATTACAAAGTCGGAGATATTCTAAAGTTGCATGAGATTGATGAGCTAGGTAATCGAACTGGCAATCAATGTAGCGTTATTGTCTCTCACATTTTAGATGATGCTGAGTATTTGAGGGATGGTTATGTAATGCTGAGCATTGACGTAATATACTGATTTATGTAGAGGAATTAGGCGAATTATGAATAGTAATACTCTAAAGAAATATCAAACTCAATTACAAAAATTAAAAGCGAAGCAAAGCGTTGTCAAAACAGAATTAACAGATTGTCAGCATCGCTATAACTCAATCAAAAATGAAATACTCGACGTACAAACAAAGATAAATGAACTATCACGTAATAATAAACTAATAGTTAGCGAACATGCAACAATTAGGATATTAGAGCGCATGTTTGGAATAAATTTGAGCGAAATACACGAGCAAATAATTGCTGAGATTTTGCCAGTTTATACAAAACTAGGGGATGGTTTATTTCCCGTTAAATGTATTGGTTTGCGCGCTGTAATAAAAAACGGCGTGATAGTAACAGTTAAATGAGGAGAACAATTATGACAAAACAATTAAAACCTTGCCCGTTTTGCGGCAGTGAATATTTATTCATTGATGAGATTGATTATAGACTCAATGAAGATATTCCTGAGCATCTCAGAGATGCTATTTGTTTCGCTGTGGTTTGCTATGATTGTAATGCAAGAGGTTGCGAAAAAGATACTGAAAATAAAGCAATTTTGGCTTGGAATTCAAGAATCAGCAAATCACAAAAACATATCAACGAAATTAAAGCGCAAGCTATTGAAGAAGCCGTAAAAAAAGCTGATAACGAAACATACATCGGAGTTGTCGGTAGTGATTTTCCGCCACAAAAACAATATAAAGCTGAAATTCTAGCATTTGCTGATAGCTTAAGGTTAAAACATGAATAAATACAGACAATTACGTAGTTTATTTATTGATGAGAGATGAGAAAATTATAGGAGTAAATAATGTTAGAGTTAACAGAAAAACAGAAACGTGTATTAAACGCAATAAAAGGGTTTATTGATGCCAATGACTACCCACCCACTCGCTCAGAGATGGCTAAAATTCTTAATTACAGGTCGGCTAATACAATAGAACTTTTTTTAAAATCCTTACAGGAAAAAGGATATATAAAAGTGCTCAAAGGAACAGCAAGAGGCATTATTATTAATAAAGAGGTATAAGCATGGGTGAATCAATTATATTAACAGATGATGAACTACATATGTTAACAGGCAAAAAAAGAAAAAAGTTACAGATAAAATGGTTAAGAGAAAACAAGTTCTGCTTTCATGTCAATTTGCTTGGTAAGCCAATAATTCTACGTTCATCATTGAATCAAAAGGTAATCGTTGAACAAAAACAACAACAAGAGCCAGATTTTGGAGCTTTAAATGGCAAGGAACCGTAAAGACAAAAAAGACAATATCCTCCCTCCTCGTGTATCAAAAAATAAATATTCATACTACCTCAAAACAAGAGAAAACAAGACCGTCACACTAGGCTCGATAAATATGAGCATGGTGGAACTATGGGCAAAGTATGAGGGCGTTATTGCTGAACAAAAAGAGGAAATGACGTTTAGTAAACTGTGGAGTACGCACTTAAATAGCGCTGCTTTTCATAAACTGTCATCACGCTCACAAGAAGATAAGTTGCGAGGAGCTAAAAAAATATTACCTGTTTTTGGACATATAAACGTTAATAATATTAGACCTGAACATATAAGACGCTACATGGATATCAGGGGTGAGCAAAGCAAAGTACAGGCAAATCACGAATTATCTTATATGTCGGTGGCGTTTGGCTGGGGCTATGAGCGTGGGTATTGCAAAATAAATCCGTGTTCTGGGGTTAAAAAATTCAGCATTCAAGCGAGAGATAAATATATTGAAGACATAGAGTATTACACAATTTATGATGAAGCGATCGATATACTAAAAGTGGCCATGGAAATATCGTATCTGTGCGCAGTTCGGGAGGGTGATATATTTAAACTTAAGCACAGCCAAATACTTAAAGAGGGTATTTACATAAAACAAGGCAAAACAGGAAAACGGCAAATCAAACAATGGACAGAACGACTAATGGACGCAATTAATTTAGCTAAAAAACTGTTCCCCCCATCCTCCCCCGACTCTCTCGTGCTACAAAATAAATCAGGAGGTAAGCTAATCCAGAAGACATTTAATTCATATTGGTTAGATGCAAAGCGAAAAGCAGAAGAAAAGCTGGGCAGAAAAATCAATTGCACATTTCACGATATCAAAGCTAAAGCTATTTCGGACTACGACGGAGCAACTAAAGATAAACAGCTATTTAGTGGTCATAAGACCGAGGCTCAGGTTAATACATATGACCGAAAAGTGAAAATAACACCGACGTTAAACCCACCCAAAAAAGAAGATTTATTCTAACTGTATATTCTAAGTTAATTCTAAGTGTTGATGATTTTAAAATTACAATATTTTATCTTATTGATTTTACTTATTATAAATGGAGGCGCGTCCCGGAGTCGAACCGAGGTAGACGGATTTGCAATCCTTAACTTACACATTAAAAAACAACAACTTATAAATAAATCAATATTTTACAATGTCAATAAAGGTCTTTAATGGTCGATAAGGGGCAACTCGACCGCCATTTTACCGCCATTTTTAGCGTTTAATTAGTGGATTTAATGCCGCTGCTTCCTCTAAGTGATCGGGTGCAAAGTGAGCGTAACGCATTGTGACTTTAATATCAGTATGCCCAAGTATTTTTTGTAGTACCAAGATATTGCCCCCGTTCATCATAAAATGACTAGCAAAAGTGTGGCGTAATACATGAGTTAGTTGTCCGTCGGGCAAATCAATGCCGCACTTCTCAATCATTTTACGAAAGTATTTATCACTAATAGTACATTTAAATAGCTTGCCCTTTGTCTTTGGTAATTCGTTTAATAGCTCTTGGGTTATCGGCACTGAACGATTACGCCGCCCTTTAGTTTTGATAAATGTAATACGACCGTCTTTTATTTGTGACGACGTCAGATCGCATATTTCAGACCAACGCGCCCCAGTTGATAGCCCAATTTTTACCTTTAACAGCAATTCTTTATCGGTGCTTAATGCAGATTCGGCAAGTACGGCATCGATTTGATCGGACGTAAAGTATGCCATTTCTTGTTCTTGGGTTTTAAACTGCTTAATATTGTCTAAAGGATTGGGCTTATTCCACTCACCAAGTCTTTTTAATTCATTGAATACAGAACGGAAATAAACTAGTTCCAAGTTTAAGGTTCGTTTTGAAACAACCTGCTTAGACTTTACCCGGTATATTTCACCGCTTAACCGTTTTTGTCGGTAATTAGTAAAGTCCTTGGCAGTAAAATTATCGGCAAGCGGATCCCCTAGGCTTTCACAAATAAAGTCTAATATCCGCTTTTCTCTCTCGCCGTCTTCTAACGTTTTGCCGTGTGATAAATACCAAGTATTAACCAAATCAGACAAACGCCGCCGATCTTGCTTTTCAGCAATCCAAGGCTTGGTAGCTGCTTGTTCTTCGATATAGCTTTCATAAGCAAGCGCTTCGCCTTTAGTTGCGAACGTCTTACGGATGCGCCTGCCGCCATCTAAATATTTTTCAAACAGCCATTTGCCGTTGGATTGCTTGCGTACACTCATCCCAGAATTTTAGCCTTTTGTGCTTGAAATTCTTCTTCTGTGATAATGCCCTTTTCTTTTAATGATGCTAAACGTTCTAATTGTTCGAACGGGTCATTATTATTGGTTGTGGGTTGTTGGGCGTGGTTGTTTGCGCTTTGTTCTTTGCTTTGTTTTAGTGCTTCTATTGCTTGCTTAACCATGTTAGTAAACGGTACAACGCCTTTTTTTGAGACGTTTTCGACCGTGTACGTGTGTCCGTCTGCGGCGATTGTTATTTCACCTGATAGTAATTTGGTTTCTCCGCCAACAGATGAGATATGGCTTAGATCTAATGCAACTTGTTTTAGTCCAAAAAGCATGCCTTTATCTAAAAATATTACCCGATGATTGGTTAAAATAATCAGCCATGTTTTACCGTCCATTTTCCCCGACGATATAGCGATCGGTGTTTCGCCCGGCATAGCGATTTGCGGAAAGTGTAAAAATTCTTTTTTAGTAAAAAAACCGTCATCATGAGATATTTTTTTTAATCGTTCAAATTCGGCTAATAATTCAGCTTTTGTTGCTGTTTTATAATCAATCATTTTATTTCCTTCCTCTTTTTTATTATTTATTAAAAATACTACTCTTCAATAACTGATACTCATCATCAGTAATAGCACCACTGTTTTTTAGTGCTGCAATTCGTTCTAGTTTTTCCAACGCTTCGCTTGATAGTTCAATTGATTTTTTTTCTGTTTTGATACCGTCGATATTGGGTTCACCCTCGCCCGTGCAAAGCCACTTCAAATCTGCACCAGTATCTAATATGCATTTAATTACAAAATCAGAGGGAAACGTATTTCTTTGAACCCTACTACCTATAACGCTGGCCGTAATATCCCATCTATCTGCTAGTGATTTAACAGTTTTTAATTTATAGGCAGAAAGAATTCTGTTTATTACGTTTCTACTATTATCAAACTTAATCATTTTTTTTCCATAAACTAAAAACGCATTTCGATGTCTTTTTATATTGACAACGCAATACGATGTGAATTATTATTAAAAAACGCAAAACGACACAAAAAGAGTGTCAATAAGAGTCAATAAAGGTCAATAATTCCAAAAAGGACATAATGCACTATGAGCGAACCGATTTCAATAACTTTAAAGTTTGGACCTTGGGTAACTGTCGAACGCTATGCTGAGCTTTCCGGTTTACCTCTTGAAACAGTTAAAAAATACGTCAAAAAAGGGGATCTTCCGGTCAAGAAGAAACCTGTTTCAGAAAAATCAAGCCGTACCCGTACGCTGATTAATATGTTCGATATCTCAGCGGGTGCGGCAATGGAAAGTAAAAAACGAATCAATTTAATTTTTGAGGTTTAAGCAATGGCTAACTCATTCTATTTAAAAAAGACCACGCAGCAACCAACCCCGATCGATATTCAAATCAACATGCACAACCCAAGGGGTTGGATTGAGAAGTCAAACGGGCAAGTAATTAAGTTGTATCAGCCGTTAATAGGTGATGAAGATGAATGTAGCACAAAGCACTCAAACTATTGAGCCCCGCAGTTTTTTGCGTGAATTTCACCAAATATTAAGCGGTAAGCGCAGTTTGGCCAGATCGGCTTTTAACAATTTAAAACCTGGGCAAAAACGGTTGTTACTTAGTGCGTCGGGCATCGAATTGCGTACAACGGAAATTTATAACGTAGATAGTCAATTTACACATGCGTGGGAAATGAATTACGACAACCTAACAGATAACGAAATTGACGATCTGAAAAAAGGCTTACGTCGGTTGCAAGCGATTATTGATGCATTCGCATTATGTGAAGAAGAAGATTTTAAAAAAGAAACTAAATACAGGTGGTAAAAATGGACATGACAACATTATCAGGCGATGCATTATTGCAAGCCTTAACTCAAGCAAAAGAAGAAACAAAAAGCGGACTCTGTGACGTATTCACGGCAAAGCTGGAACGCTTGGCGGCTTTTATTCGAACTTATGACTTAAGCCCGACCCAGTCAGCCGACCTTTTAGAACAAGAAGCCGAAGTCATGCGGTCAGGGCAACGGGGTGACTTCTAATGGCAGATTTAGCAGATATAGCACAAGCACACATTGAAACAGTTGCCGCCGCGGCTGTGAAAAATGCAAGTGCAAAGGTTTACACCGGCAAATCATCACTTTATTGCTGTGAATGCTGCGAGCCAATACCAGAAGCAAGACGTGACGCCGTGCCGGGGTGTAGTTTGTGTGTTTATTGTCAGCAGATTTTAGAAGCAAAAAGGTAAGCACGGAATCTGACAAATAAGAATATTTCAATTAAACAAAAGGGGGCAATCAGCCCCGAATCTTTTAAGGCTCAAAAAATGTGTGTAGAAAAATCCTTTTTAAAATGGGTCGGCGGTAAAGGTCGGCTTATTCCTCAGTTATTACCTCACTTGCCAGACGGAAAGCGGCTAATAGAGCCGTTTGTTGGGGCGGGTAATGTGTTTATCAATACAAATTATAGTAGCTATATATTAGCTGATAAAAACCGTGATTTAATTAATGTTTATCGCTGGCTACGTGATGATTTAGCCGGATTAATAAATACCACTCAATCATTATTTGATAGTGACATTGATTTTTATGAAGTTCGCTGCCGCTTTAATTGCAACATAACGCAACCGCTCACGTTAGAACGTGCTGCTGAGTTTATCTATTTAAATCGCCATTGCTTTAACGGTATTTGCCGTTATAACCAGAAAGGCGAATTTAATGTACCGCACGGCAAATATAAAAAAGTTTATTTCCCAAAAACTGAACTAATCGCATTTAGCAATAAGCTGATCTCCGTCCCAGTTACATTAATGGCGGCAGACTTTAGGGCTGCGATCGAAATGGCCGAGGATGGCGACGTTATTTATTGCGATCCGCCGTACATCTCAGGCACTAAAAACGATATTTTTACTGGCTACACCCCTCACAAATTTAATTACCCGGTTACGAAATTGTTACGTGATTTACTGGTTCATGCCGTTAGACGTGGAGCAACTGCGATCGTATCAAACAGTAACAACGCTATAGTAAAGGGTATTTTTAGTGATTTCGAAATCTACGAAATCGACGCACCTCGTTCAGTTGCGGCAAATGGTAACCGCAAGACTGCAAAGGAAATTATAGGCGTATTAACGCCGGATATGGTTTAGAGGCTAGACAATGAAACTACATAACTTAAAAATTCAAACAGAACATTTTGAAGCGATTTTAGCAGGAAGAAAAACAGCAGAATTACGTATCAACGATCGTAATTATAGCGTCGGCGATGTGCTGTATTTATATGAGTTTGCTAATGGCAATTATACATGCCGCAAAATTCGTCGATACATTTCTCATATATTAGAAGATGAAAAATATCTACAGAAAGGCTATGTAATGCTTAGTCTTGTCAAAGATGTCAGTTAACACCAGCACAAGAATAACATGACCACAATCACGCACTTACCACCAATCAGCAACAGGGCTAAATCTGCCCTGTTTTTGGCTATGCGTGATTTTTACGATACCGTCGGTAAATTTTTGCCGACAAAATACATTCAACCAAAATCACAATACGCCACAGCCCGCAGACCGCCCAAGGATTTAACAATTATTGAGCGCCCGTTATGGGAACAGATACCGCATGAGTATGATTATTTTCACCCGTATTTTAGTGATTCCCCTTTGTTTATTGGCAGGTACTTCGCTAGAAAATACTTAACACTATATCAAGAAAAAGGCTCAAAAGTTGCTAATACCTATTTACGCACTTGTGGGCTAACTCGTTGCACCGAAGTACAGCAGCAATACGCAATCGAAAATGCCGGAAAAAGTCTGATTGTTCAGGAATTTTATAAACAACTATCGATATTGCCGACGCTGGATAAAATCGACGTTGAAGAGTTGGGCGGTAAGATTGCTGGCTATATGCACAATTTAATTATTAAATTTTTAGAAACTGATGAATTTAAGTTATCCAATAACGACCATGAATTAGCTATCTATAAATTTGCATTAGAGCAACTAAAGCCGTTAAAAATTACAGCCCCCTATTTTGCTGATTATAAAAAAAATGAAATCAGTGAACAGCAAATTGTTATCGCGCTAGCTAAATTATCAGATGATAAGTGGTGGAAAAGCAAGTTAAAGCGACGATGGGCTTTTCAACGTGAACACTTGGCTATTGCTGCCGGGCAAGTCCAGAAATCCGCAAGCCCGTACGCAAGCCGTACTTGCATTGGCGAATGGAAAGAGCAAAAAAGGAAAAATCGGGAATGGCTCAAAAATCAATGTATAGAAAATACTGAAACAGGCGAGCAATTTGAACTTGTTTTACAAGTCGATAAATCCAATGCTAACCCTGCAATCCGCCGTTGTGAGCTTATGGTAAGAATGCGAGGCTTTGAAGATATTGCTGATGAATTCGGCTATGAGGGGGCATTTATAACATTGACTGCGCCGTCAAAATATCACGCTGTACACGCCAAAGGTGGTTTTGTTCAAAACTGGAACGGCGGCACACCCCGAGATACGCAGCGTTATTTGTGCGGCGTCTGGGCAAAAATCCGAGCAAAACTAAGCCGCGAAAATATTAAAATTTTCGGCTTTCGTGTTGCCGAGCCGCATCACGACGGTACGCCGCATTGGCATATTTTAGTTTTTATGCTACCGAAACACAAACAGCGGGTTTATGAAATTATGCAAACTTATGCGCTAGAAGAAGACGGCAGCGAACAGGGTGCGCAGCGTGCTCGCTTTAAGTTTGAAAATATCGAAAAAGAGAAAGGTTCGGCAACGGGCTACATTGCCAAATATATCTCTAAAAACATTGACGGTTATCAACTTGACGGCGAGGTCGATGACGAAACTGGGCAAAATCTAAAAGAAATGGCGAAGAACGTAACGGCTTGGGCTAGCCGCTGGGGCATTCGTCAATTTCAGCAGATCGGCGGCGCACCAGTAACCGTGTGGCGTGAACTGCGTCGACTCGGCAGTCAAAAAGTCGAAAGCCCAGCTATTGATCCGGTTTTGGCCGCAGCCGATGCGGGCGACTGGGCAGCGTATACGCAGCTACAGGGAGGTGCGATGGTTCAGCGCAAAGACCTGCGGGTCAGAATTTCGTACGAGGACGAGCAAAATCAATTCGAGGAGACTATACAAAAAATAAAGGGTGTTTTTTCGCCGCTGGTTGGTGCTGCGTCATTTATTTGTACGCGGCTAATTAAATGGGCTATTGTCTCTAAAAATAGGCGCGAATGCGCCCCTTGGAGTTCTGTCAATAACTGTACGCAGGTTAAAAAATCACCGCAGGACGATCAGCGTGAAGAAATTAGAAAACAATTGAAAATAATTGGCTTGCCAGATGATAATTTCACCATTAATAAGCTTTATTTGCGAGAGAGTATAAAAATTAGTGAAAGTCAGTATTTAAAATTAGATAACACGTTAGATGGTGTGCATCTCATCGTTAGCAATTCGCCAAGCCGATTTAAAAAGCCGATTAAAAATGATTTTGTTGAGTTTGATTTTTAATTAACTTAATTAACTAAGGAGTAACAAAGTGACAACACCACCGAATAAGCCTTTAATCAGACCTGTGCCTCGATCAGTGTCTCTTTTGACTCTTATTAATGAATTAGATTCTTTGCAGTTTAAATGCAATTGTTCGTTAGAGAAGATGCAAGAAGCGCTAGAACATTTAAAGGCAATCAATGAGAAAGTTGACAATAAAACTACAATCGATATATAGTAAAAATACGTTAGCAAAATCTAACGTCAAGATTGGCATCTTGTTAGTTCAACGACGTATAAGCCGCGTCAGCGGTATTTTTATGCGTGCTTAGTCATACCTATTCTATGGTGGACTGAGCGAGGGCTTCGAAAGGAGCGCCGTTTCGTTGAGCGGTAATGCCAACCTTGTTCAGTTCGCCGCCAATATTGGCATGTTGGTGGTGATAGTTTAAACATTATCAACGGATAAAATACTATGAAAAACTTTAACCAACTTACAACAGTTGACACATCAGAAAACGTTATCATCCACCTTAATAATTTTGCAAAAATCGAACAGGCCGAAACAATTGCCCGTAATTGCATCAATGCACATTCAACCCCCACCGATTTCATGGTGATAATTTGCTGTATTGCGGATTTGTTGCATTCAGTAATAGAACAATATGAATAAAACTGAGTGAATTTTTTTGGTGGTAAACTCAATTTTGCTCAGTTTACCACCAACTTCTTTACATAGTTTTATATAATAAAAATCAGATAGTTAGACATTGATCACATTTTTTTAATTTTTTCTTGCCAAGTGATAGCTGTATAAATATACTGTATATATGTACAGTTATTAAAGGATGAAAGAATGGATCAAATAACAATAAATAGCATTAAGTTAGAGCAAGCCGAATTTTTAAACAAATTAATGATTGATGCTGAGTTATCAAACAATGATATAAAAATCGGCTTATGTTTGTTGCATGAAATATTATTAAAAATGAAAGATATTGACAAAACCAAAACTAAACGGGATTAATCACATCAAAAGCTAGCTGTGAGTGATTGCTCCGGCTAGCTAAGTAAGCATTTAATCTATCTAGTCCTTTCGCGCTTGGACTTAACACTCTGTCAAATTCCGATTTAATTCTAAACGTCAAACCACACTCAGGATCTGAGCATGAACAATATTGATAATTTAGCAGTTTGTGGGTGCGGGCGGTTTTTGTGATTCGGGCTTTTTGGCCACATTCAGGACATAATAAAAGTGGAGTACGGCTCATGTTATCCCCTAGTAAGTTCTACACGAGCCAATTATAACATATTTTAATCAGTTGGCGGGATAATTACTTCAAAATCAAATAGTAATCGATTAGAAAATGGTGAATTAATGATGTCTTGATCGTTGTTCACTGAATCACGAATTAAATCCTGTAAAACCTTGGTTTCAGTTGCCATATAATTCTTGCGTAACTTTGTAACATCCCCCGTATTTGAGCCGTTAGCCGGAATAACACCCGAAAGGCCGGCGGGGAAACGATGCGCATTTAAAAGGTCCTGCGCTGAAATGTTCTTGATGTTTGCAAATTCATCTTTTGCCGAGTTTAGATCGCCAACCGGTATCAATTTTATACCGTCGGGACTTCCCTCTGGGATACTTACAAACATATTTTTAAAGTTACCCACCCCTTTAGAATTTTCTATCCTTTCTTTTATTTCATTTTCGACTTCATCGGTGATATTTGGGTCATTAACGTAAAAAATATAACCCATGTGCGCCCCGTTATTATAATAACGACGGCGGAACATAGTGGATTCACTGTTTAACATGGCACTATTTACGCCACCCAAGTAATCAGGTAGACCATAAACTTGTTGCTGTGTGTCGGGCATTTTTACTTGAATTACATCTTCAACTGGGTAAATAATCGTTTCATTTTTATTTGGAAAAACAAAGCCGGTTATTTCGTTTTCATCATCGTTTTTTTGTGCTCTGACATATAACGACATAAGCGGCGATAATCCGACTACATGACCAAACGCATTACGCAGCTTTAGCAGATAACAATCACCGAATATAATTAGATCTAAAAAAGCCGACATAGCTTGCATATTGCTTAATCCGCCACTTTTGTACGTGCTTAGTAACATGTTACGCCTTGCTTGCACTATTCCGCCGTGCTGTGCGTTAATATTCGGTAGTTGTGACAGGGCGAGCCTATCGATTGGGATCGTATAACAATCACGTTCATATTCATTACGGGCATTATGATAATAAGTTAGGTCAGTTAATACGGTTTCCGGCCGTTCAAATGCAATTGAACTCATTCGAGCGGTTTTTTGTGCTTTTTTTCGTTTAAACAGATTTATCATTTTTGTAATACCCATTTTGATTGACGTTTTTTAGTGTTGTTTAATGGTTCATTAAATACCGCGTGCGCTATAGCAAAAAATTCGTCGGCGTGTCCTGTTTGTTCTGTCCTGCTAGCGGCATATGTGATCTGATTTGATTTGGCCGTGGCTTGTTGTTCAATTGACATAAACGCCGTGATTAAGGTTTTTTGCTCCTCGTCCCATTCAATTCGCCCCTCCTCGACAACATCGACCATTTTTAAAACCAATTGATTTTTGATATTTACGTTATAGTGAATATCTCGAACTTCACGCCGTGCAAACTCTTTAATATGTTCATAAACACCGTAGCCGATCCCGGTTATATCAATGCCGATATAAGTAATATTGAACTTGGCTTTAATTTTTTTAATTTCGTTGGCCATATATTTAAAGTTCATACCCCGCCATTGATAAATAGCTAGCACTCGGAACTTTTCATCAGGATGTAACGGCGGTGCAACTAGCACAAATGTAGCGTTGTCACGTGTTCGGCTCGGGTCAAAGCCCGCCCACACTTCACGATTTCCAAATGGCCGATCGGCTTTTAAGTCTAAATCTTGCCATTTGCTTGCATCAGTAATGCATTTTTGTAATTTTTCAAAGTCAAAAACGCCCTTGCCACTTTCGGCAAATTTACAGCAATACAGAATTTTAAAAGCTTGGGCGCTGTTCGAATCTTTTAGATCATCAATGTCAACTTTATCAAAACCGAGGTTGATTGCATCTTCCATCGTGATAAGTAACCGCCAAAATTTGTCTGGGCAGATTGTGCCATTCATGCGCAGCGTTTCATCGGCCGGGAAATCGATATTTTTACGTTTTGGCGATCCGTCTTTCCATTCTTCGCCTGACCACAATTTGTGGCACGGGTGATCGATTGTGCTAGGCGTTGAAAATAACGTTATTCTAAAATCGCCCAATGTCGCCATCGCTTTAGCTCCCGTGTATAACTCAATGAATTTAGCCATCCAGAAAACTTCGTCAAAATAGACATTACCGCTATAACTTTGTGCTGTGCTTACGTTATTTGCACATAAAATCAAATTTGCATGATTGCTTAATGTGATAAAGTCACCGCCCTTTATTTCAACGTTAAAAAATTCATCGGCGATCCGCTTTATGTACATTGAAAAAACCCGGGCTTGGGCTTTTGATGATGAAACAAATATCTGATTATTTCCAGTTAGTACCGCATCTTCAAATGCTTCAAAAGCAAAATAGAACGTAAAACCGATTTGGCGGCTTTTTAAAATAAAGCGATAGCGTGACGCTTGCTTATGTTCTCTAACATAAAGCTGGTGCGGATATAAACGTGTTTGCGCTACTTCGTCAAAGTTTTCTTTGGTAATGCCTGATATGTCATTTTTTCGGCGGCGGCGTGGCTTTTTGACTGATTTTTCATTTTGTTGTTGTAAATTTTGCCCGCTGTGGGCATTAATATTATCTGTAGTTTCAGTTTGCTCTTGTTTGTGCTGTGTTTTAGCCCGTACGTTAATTAATTTGATATGCTGCGCTACCAGATTCTCGATCTCTCGCAGCTCTAACTCGTTTTTATTATCTCGTCCGATCAGTAATGCTAGTCGTCGATTAATTGCATCTTCTACCGATTCTTCACTTAATAGCAACGACCATTTGTACTTTTCTGCCCAGTAGTAAACGATCCGGACGTTTTTTAAATGTAAGGATTTTGCTATCTCTTTTGGCGTATGCCGTTTTAGATATAGTGCCTGCGCCGCGTTAATTAATTCTGAATTATATCTCACGTAACTACCTCTATTTTTTAGATGATAGTATTGTCCTTTAATCAACTGAGACAATCATTAACCCCTTTTCGGAAAAGGGTTTATATCCGAAACGTATCAAGTGCAAACCAGCTTGCTAGCCGTTAACATACTCACATCATTTAAATCAATTCAACAAAATTAAAAATATGGCAGAAATCAAAATCAGTGATTGGTTATGCATTGCCCGGGAAGGCAAAACAATCGACGGGCGAGAAATCAAGCGAGAATGGCTCGAAAGCGTTGTAAAAAATTATAGTGCAGAATTATATCAAGCATTGGTTTGGTGTGAACATGAAGAGCCATTTTGGCGGCAATTTTCTGCTAACTTAGGCACAGTTGAACAGTTAAAGTTAGAAGAAAAAGATGGAAAACTAAAATTAATGGCTCGCTTACGTGCTAATGCTATTTTTCAATCAATGAATGAACAGGAACAGAAAATCTATTCATCAATTGAAATTTTGCCCGATTTTCCAGAAGACGGAGATTTTTATCTTGTAGGTTTAGCTGCCACCGATCAGCCAGCAAGCACTGGAACTTCCCGGATTGCATTTTCAGCTAATAAAAAGGGTTTTAGATCTGAGCCAGTTTTACTATTTAATTCTGAAAAAAAGAGTCACTCAACAAGTAAAAAAATTAATTTATCAAAACTCACTAGAAGAGAGAATTTTAGCATGACACAAGACGAAATTGATGCGCTATTAGCTGAAAATGCAGAAGCTAAACAGCTAATACAAGAGCTACAAGAGCAGGTAAAAACATTAATGGAGCAGTTAGAAAGCGGCAATACAGAAGAAGCGCAAGAAACTGCCGATGATATTCAAGAGCAAGCTGAACAAGCAGAAGAAAGCCTTGACGAAGTACAAGATATTGCTGAAAGCGCGGAATTCTCAAAAATAAAAAAAGAAATTCAACAACTTAAAGCGGAAAACAAAAAATTAACTGAAAGATTTAATGTGCTGATGAAAACGCCAACTACTGCAAAACCGGCGATTGGTTCACAAAATTTTGGCATTGACTTGCATTAATTAAGAACGGGATAAATAAATGTTAAATAAAAAGGCTGAAAATTTAATACAAAAATATTGCACGGCGTTGGCGCAGCAAGCTGGCGTTTCGGATGTTACTCGTCAGTTTTCACTATCTGATCCGATGGACACACGGCTACGTGAAGCAATTTTACACAGCACCGAATTTTTACAGATGATTACTTGTTTTGATGTCGATCAATTAGCGGGGCAAGTTGTTGTAACGGGAACATCTCAATTATTAACGGGTCGCACAGCCGGCGGTCGATTTATTCGTAAATTAGGCGTTACTGGCAACAAATACGCATTAAGCGAAACCGATTCTTGCGCAGCATTGGACTGGGCAACGCTTAGCGTTTGGGCGAATTCTGGCGGTGAAGGTGAATTTTTTCGTTTGATGCAATCGTTTATTGATAAACAGTTTGCGCTAGATATGTTAAGAATTGGTTTCAATGGTACTAGTGTTGCATCAACATCTGATCCTGTCACGTATCCGAACGGCGAAGATGTAAATAAGGGATGGCATCAAATTGCTAAAGAATGGAATGGCGGTTCACAAGTATTAACGACTCCAGTTACTCTGGGTCCGGGCGGTAGTTACGAAACATTAGACGCTATGGCTTCTGATCTTGTTAATCATCTGCCAGTTGAGTGTCGTAACGATCCGGATATCGTGATTTTAATTGGTAGTGATTTACTGGCTCGTGAACAATTTAGATTATACAGCAAAGCGGATACACCAACTGAAAATCTCGCTGCAGCCCAGCTTGATACGATTATCGCAGGTAAAAAAGCGTTTGTACCGCCGTTTATGCCCGGTAAGCGAATTGTAGCTACTACGCTTAAAAACTTACATATCTACACGCAAAAAGGTTCACGTCGCCGTGCTGTTGAAGATGTACAAGATCGCAAGCAATTCGAAAACAAGTATTGGCGCAATGAAGGTTATGCATTAGAAGCACCAGAATTGTACGTATCGATTGATGAAAGTGCTATCTCATTCGTTTAATTAACCACGCCGCTAGTTATCTAGTGGCTCAACAAAGGTTTTTATATGACAGTTGTTTTATCACCATTTCAGCAACACCGGGAAAAAGTTGCACAAATCAGTCAAGAAAAAGCGGTGTTGGTTGATTCAAAAAGTAGCTTGCATATTGTTAATGCTGAGCTTGAACGTGATATCGAATACTTGCGTACTTTTGGTAGCGACATGGCAGAACGCAACAAATATAAGTTGAGTGTTGTGCTACCGAAGTGGCTGCCGGTTGCTGAACGCTATTTATCTGAAGGCAAAATTTATCAAAACCCAATTTTAGTCTGGTGCATCGTTTGGTTGTTCGACACGCAACAAATCGATCAGGCACTAGCTTGGGCTGAAATTGCTATAGAGCAGAATCAGAACACGCCAAAAAATTGGAGCATGAAACTGCCGGGGTTTGTTGCCCGTGAGATGTTTGATTGGGTCGAAACAACGGCAGCAAGCGGGCATTCTGTTGAGCCGTATTTTAGTCGAGTGTTTGAGCTAGTTAAAAATAAGTGGCGATTATACGAATCAGATAAAGCGGAATGGTACAAGTTTGCCGGATTATATTTACTTCGTGACGAAGAAGGAAAGCCAAGAGCCACAGCTGTAGAAGATGTTGAAGTATTAAAACAAGCGCAAGAGTTATTAACTCAAGCACAAAATATTTATGGAAAAATCGGCGTTAAAACAATGCTAACTAATATTGAGCAACGAATTAACGCGCTGAGCAATTAACAGACTACACGCAACCACCAGTGCCCAGCAAATGAGAATTAAGTATTAATTTGCTGATATTCAAAGTTTGCGTACGGGCACTTTTTTAAAGGTATTTTTATGTTTAGCGGTCAAGATTTTAATCAATCAGTAATTATCATCAACAATGACGGCTTCTGGCCTGATTTGAATTTATCTGAGTTTCAGATTGATAGAGCTATGTCGCCAAACATTAACGATCGTTTACTGCGTGATGCAATTGTATCTGCTGTTGTTGAAATTAATTTAACGTTAGAACAGTACAAAAACAAACAAGTGGCAAACGGTATTACGAGCGCCGAAAATTGCGGAGTAATCAGTGTTGAGGGCGTCTCTTCAACAGTGATTATTTATAAAAAAGCCGTTTTTGCACGAGCTAAAGCCGATCTGATCGGTGAATTTGTCAGTATTGCTAGTCGAGATGACAAAATCGGCGAAAGTCAAAAAGAGATGAGAGCGACATTATTAGCAGAAAGCACAAGAGAAATACGTAAATTACTAGGTTTGCGTCGTTGCGGGGTTGCATTGATATGAGTTTGATCACTGAATTAACCGAGTTTCTAAAAACGAATTTACCGCCTGCGGTGTACCGCGGCCAGAAATTTAGTTCATTTATGGACAATTTAGAAATTGATCGCGTGTTTAAGCTGATAACAAAACAGCCGGCGGAGCAACTTTTATGTGCAAAACTGAAATACGATGCGGTAATAACATTTGACGAATTTCCGTACCGGATTTATGACCCGTGTTTGATTTTTGCTTTAGTGATGTGCTGGCTTGAAAGTAAGAATCGGGACGATGCGCAGTTTGATAATGTCAATCCGGACATTGACGTATCAGAAAATGACGAACAAACCGCTTACTTAATGATTGCTGTACCGCTATCAGAAGATATCACGCTGATCGAAGATGAAAGCGGATCAATACCATATAAAGGTAAACGTTACAAGCTCGGGCTTACAAGCGTTTGGGTGCACCCGGAGCAGGTGAATATTAATGCAAATTAGTGGCGAATTAAACAAAGCCCAACTAAAAGAATTACAAGAAGCTATTAAAAAGCTTGAGATGCCGCCCAAGAAAAAACAACGTCTTTTGTGGCGTATAGCAAAGCTGGGAATGATTCCGGCAATAAAACGGAATATTAAAGAACAGAAAGATTTTAATGGTTCTGGTTTTAAAGAAAGGAAAGGCAAGCGTAAAAGCCCACTTTTGAAAAAAATAGCTAAACATATAGTAGTTAGAGAAATGCCGGCGATTGAAGCGGTGAAACTCTATTTTAAGGGACATTATAAAAGCACGTCGGATAAAAATATCCCGATCGGTGTAGTTGCTGATGTGCAACAAAATGGGCGAACAATTCGACAAAACGCCACGCAGTTTAAAAAACAATCAAATAGTAAAAAAAAAGGTTCAATTACAAAAAAACAAATAAAGAAGTTAAGAGAGCTAGGGCATACGCATTCAAACGGTAAAAAAGAAGTTAAATCATCTGCGAAGTGGCTTCGAGATAATTACTCTCAAGCACAGGCGGGGGTAGTAATAAAAAAAATGGTCGATGAGCTAGTTAAGCAATTTTGGTCAGTAAAAATTCCTAGCCGTGCGTTTATGGGCATAACTGATAACGAATTTTCCAAAATATTAGAACGACAACTTAAAAACATTAGCTTTGGCTGGGATGTAAAAGCCCAAAACATAAAAAGAGGTAAAAATTAAATGACTTGGCCAACAATTACAATTAATCAACTTAATTTGTTACAAGGCGAAACCGACGAAGTAGAACGCCGATTTTTGTTTATCGGCAATGCCAGTAAAAACAAAGGGCAAATTATTTCAGTCAATGCACAAACTGATTTTAACGGCGTGCTGGGTAATGAAGATGGCGCGCTAAAAAAAGGCATATTAGCGGCATTAGAAAATGCCGGACAAAACTGGTTTGCCAGTATTGCTATTTTAAACGACGGCCAAGACTGGACTGATGCTGTAATGCAGGCTCAAAAAATCGGATCGTTTGAAGCAGTTGTTTACGCAGAAAGTATCAATACTAAAGCCGAAATCAACAAGGCCATCAGTTTGCGCAAGAATTTAATTTCAAAGTATGGTCGCTGGGTTCGGTTTATCCTTGGTGTAGAGGGGCTACAAGCTAAAGAAACTTGGGCAAAATATGAATCCCGGTTAGCAACACTGCAAAACGGTATTGCTGAATACGCAATTACACTTGTACCAATGATCTGGGGTAATGAGCCTTTTGTCAATGCTGGGCGTTCATGTAATCGCTCGGTAACCATTGCTGATGCGTTAGCACGTGTTAAAACGGGCGCAGTGAGCAACCTCGGTTGTGATGAATTGCCAGTTGATTCCGCAGGTGTGGAATTGCCATTAGCGACTTTGCAAACACTAAATGCAAATCGGTACAGTGTGCCAATGTGGTATCCAGATTACGACGGGATTTATTGGGCGGACGATCGCACATTAGACGTTGAAGGCGGTGATTATCAATCAGCAGAAACAGTACGCGTTATCGATAAAGTCGCCCGAAAAATTCGATTATTGGCAATCGCTAAAATTGCCGACGCATCATTCAATAGCTCGGCTAATTCGATAGCCGTACATCAGCAATACTTTGCTAAGCCGATGCGTGAGATGTCAATCACATCGCAGATTAACGGCATCGAATTTCCGGGTGAAGTTAAAAAGCCCAAAGATGGCGACATTGTGATTACGTGGAAAACACCTAAAACAGTTGATATTTATGCAGTTGTGCGCACGCGTGATATTCCGATGCAAATCACTATCAGTCTGATGCTTGATGCATCCTTAGATCAGTAATCAGGAGTAAAAAATGGGTTCAAGAATTACAGGGAAATCGTTTGACGTCAATTTTGGCGGTGAATTAATACAAGTTAAAAGTGTGACATTGACTATCACTGATAATAGCGCCGTTGCATCAACTAACGGCGTGCCCGATGGGCATATCGCTGGATCAGTAACAGCAGAAGGCTCTATCACGCTGACTAGTAAGTATTTTAATAAGTTGGTAGCGATAGCTAGAAGTTTCGGATCGTTTCGTGCTATGCCCGCATCTGATTTTATGTTTTATGCAGATACTGGCGACGAATCACAAAAAATAGAGGCGTTCGGCTGTAAGTTGAAAATTTCGGATTTATTAAATGCAGATAAAAGCGGCGATGATGAAACTACGCATACTATCGATTACATGGTGACATCCCCCGATTTTGTCAGCATTAACGGGGTGCCGTATTTGTCCGCAACTGATACACGCAATTTATTAAATTATTAATGGGTTATAACAATGACTAATGAAGAATCATTATTAGTAAAAATCGGGCTTGTAGGCTTTATGCTCGGTGTAGCTAAGCTGCTCGCTGGTGACGAAGCGATCACTTGGAGAAAAGTTATTGGGCGAGCGTTGCTAGGTACTGGTTCGTCTCTTATTTCCGGTTTAATAATGATTCCTCACCCAAATGCACCTCAGCTGGTTGTCGTTGGCGCGGCGGCGTTGCTCGGTATTCTTGGGCACTCACTGATTGAATGGGTTGTTATTACTTACATTGATAAAAAACAAAAAGGAAAAAATTAATGAATTTATCAGCACACTTTAAACGCTCAGAATTTGCATGTAAATGCGGTTGCGGCTTTGATGATGTAAATCCACTTTTAATTGATGTATTAGAAGATATTCGTGCTCATTTTAATGCTCCTGTTTTTGTTAATAGTGCATGCCGCTGCAAAAAACATAATCAAGCCGTTGGGGGTAAAACCAGTAGCCAGCACGTGCTCGGTAACGCTGCTGACATCAGAGTAAAAAACGTTCCGCCGTCTGCTGTTGCTGATTATTTAGATGCAAAATGTCCGGAAAATTTCGGGATCGGTCGATATCGCACATTTACCCATGTTGATGTTAGAGCAGTAAAAGCTCGATGGGGATCGAATGAGTAAATACAAACTGGCGATTATTGCAGTGTTGATTTTTTGTTTTGGTATTTATTTTTCATCGTTACAACATGATAGCAAATCACTAAAACAAATAAACCAGCTAAATTTTGAAACACAGCAACAACAATCAGTTATTAACAATAAATCGCAAGAGCTAGAAACTAAGTTAAATCAGGTAAAAACGTATGAACGACAAAATAACAAGAAAGCGCAGACCGCTAGCAATGTTGCTAATAGCGATTGCATTAGTCGTGATTTTGTCGAGCTGTTCAACAAACAAACAGCAGATTACGAGCAAATTTTATCAACAAAACACATTAACAAAGTGCGTTGAAATATTGCCGAAAATTGAGAACAACTCAGCTACCGCAATACAAAATGCACTAATTGAATGGCGCAGCATTTATATCGACTGCGCACTTAGGCACAACACTTTAGTAGAAACAATAAACGAGGTACAACATGAAAATCACTTTAACAATTAATGGCACAGATATTACTTTTGAACCAACAAAATTAGCTTATAACACGTATATCAACGATATCACGATGAACGACAAAATTGCGCCTGCAACTAACTTTTTACGTCGTACGGTTTTGGCTGATGATAAAGAGAAGTTAAATGAAATTTTGGATACATATGTTGGGGCGGCATTACAAATTATTGAAAAAGTTATTAAGCAATACGCACCGGATTTGGAAATTGAAGTAAAAAACTAAACAAGCGGGTAAAGAAGATTGAGCAAAATTCGTTAGAACAACTCTTGATCTTGCGTCGCTACTATTTGCCGGCAGAGGATGACAGTAGCGAAAATTTAGCCCGCGCGGCGTGGTTAGACAATCATTTAGCAGAGGCAATGGCGGCAGCAGTAGCAAATGGTATAGGTAAGGCGTTTAAAGGTGTTAAATAATGTCATCATCATTAGATTTTACAATTAAATTAACTGATCGCGTAACAGCACCGCTTAAGCGTGTACAGTCTCAATTTAAGTCATTTAATGCCACTGCTGCAAGTTCATTTAAAAAAGTCGGTGGCGGCAGCATCGCCCTTTTTGCCGTTGCCAAATCAATTACCGGGTTGTTATCTCCGGCCGAAGAAATGGATAGAGCACTAAAAAACGCTAGTTTGGGCGGTGTTTCGTCAATTAATGAGCTGCGCACAGCAGCCAAAAAATTTAGTGCGGAATACGGCACTAGTGCTATTGATTTTGTTAACTCAGCATCATCAATTAAAGGGGCGCTGTCTGGTATTAGTGATGCCGATGTACCGCAAGCTGTTGCTGCGATGAATATGTTATCAAAAGCCACGGGTGACAGTGTTGAAACGTCAACCGGCTACATCGAACAGATGGCAGCAAACTACAAAGGCGCTGTGAATAAAATCGGGCATCTAAATTTTGCGCGACACGCTGCCGGTATTGTTGCATACGCTAAAAATAATTTTAACGTGTCAACTCAGCAGCTACAAAATATGATGCTAAAAACCAAGGGGACAGCCGCGAATAATGGCGTAAGCATGGCTGAACAAAGTGTGGTTTTGGGTATGGCAAGTAAAAGCCTTGGGGCGGGCGCTGCTGGTTCGTATGCTGCACTGTATAAAAACTTAGGAAAAGCGGGGAAAGAGTTAGGGCTGTCGTTCGCTGACGCTAACGGCAAAATGCTATCAATGCCGGAAATTATTGCAAAAATACAGGGCAAGTTTGGCAAAGATTTATCAAAGAACATTAAAGCACAAGAAGCGTTGGATAAAGCGTTTGGTGCCGGTGCTGATATTGTAAAAACATTGGCAAATAATTCCGATGAATTTAATCAACACATGACAGAAATTGGTAAAGGTCAAAACTTTAAACTAATGCAAAAAATGGCTCAGGGTAATGTTAAACCGTTGGAGCGCATTAATGCTCAATTTATGAATATTAAAGAATCTATCGGCCGGGCATTGCTGCCGGTTTTAATGCCTGTCATGAACGCTATTAGTGGCATTATCGGCAAATTTGCAAAATGGTTAGAAATGTTTCCGAATATTGCCAAGTGGATCGGTATTATCACTATTGCGCTGATAAGTTTAGCTGGTATTGCTGCTGTGTTTGCAATTATTTCAGGTGTTATATCGTTGCTACTCTCCCCTATTACTCTGATTATTATCGGCATAGCAGCGGTAATTGCGTTGTGCTGGGTATTTCGTAAGCAGATTAGTAATGCGATTGATTGGGTAATTGAAAAGGTAAAATCGCTATGGTCGGCGTTTAGTGAAACGTGGGTGTTTAAGATGATTGCGGGGTCATTAAAATTCATCGGTAAAGTATTTTTGCTGCTTTGGAAAATCGTTAAATTTGGGATCAAGGTTTGGGTATCTCTGTTTGTTTGGTTGAAGGACACCGTTGTATCTGCATTTTCCGATGCTATTACATTAGTCTCTCAATTTTGGGACTATATGAAAGATACTTTATATATTCAATTGTGGATTGAATCGTTCAATCTATTATCTGATTTTGTTTGTGGTGTTTTTGAGTTTATCGGCGATACATTTATATCAACAATCGATGATTTAACAGCCGGATGGGATAGTTTTGTTGAGTTTTTTACTGATGCTGACGCATTTTCAAAAGTCGGCGATGCATTGAAAGAAGCGTTTTGGGGCGTTTTTAAAATCATTCAAAACAAAGGAATAGATGTTATTAATACAATTATCGATGGGTTAAATTACATTCCCGGGGTTAACATTGAACTGCTTGAATACGAAAAAATCGACGCACCCGAGCAATCCCCTGTTAGCACTGCAAAATCGCCGATTACAAGCACCCTTGTACGTGATATCGATCATGGTGGATTATCAAAAGAGATTCAGAACAGTAAATCACAAAATATTGATAATAGTAAGAATATTCAATCAGTATCAATCTATAATTCGCAGCCGATGACGCCCGCGCAACTGCAAGAGTGGGAGCAACTTTATGCCGGATAAGTATTTTGATTTACTCATTACTGATCGTAATTTTACGCTCAATGCGGGCTATGAGCCAAATTTGGCAAAAAATCAGCAAAGCATCGGTCAAGATATTAAACATGCAATTATTGAAAGCGGTTTAGCTACTGAATTAGTTGCTGAGCGCTCGCCGACTATGCGGTATGACGTGTTTACTAGGATCATTCTGTTAGTTGAAAGCGACCGCCGCATTGTGCCGGGAACAGCACACATCAAAGAAGAGACGGCGGAAAGGCTTTATCTGACCGCTGACACTTATGATTTTGGAAAAATTGGAGTATCGATCGATGGCTGATTATCAAAAAATGTTTGAAAAAATTCTACACGATCACGGTATGCCAGTTGACGAAAACGCTGCCCGTAAAGAGTTCGAAGAATTGACAAAAGCAGAGGGGTTAATCACCAATACATCGAAATATTCTCCGTTTTGGCGTTTGATGTCGGCTATCGTTATAAAGCCTTATGTTTGGCTAAAAGATGCATTTATCAAAAATGTATTAATGAATATGTTTTTAATGACTGCAAGCGGTCAGTTTTTAGATCTGTTTGCTAATGCGGTTAATTTAGAGCGTAAACCCGCAACATTAGCCGCGGGTGAGATTTTATTCACTAAAGCAAATAAAAATCAGGCGGTTGTTATACCTGTGGGCACGGTGATCAGCTCGCCAGAGATTAACGGCGTTACATATCAATTACAAACTACTCAAGAGTATAGCATACCGGCGGGTGTTGAAACTGCACGCATTCCGGTAGTGGCGGTTGGTAGCGGTGAAAACTATAACTTGGCTGCTGGTTATTATCGTTTTTTAGTTGAACAGATAGACGGTGTAACTGTTACTAATGACGATAACTGGTTGATATCGCCGGGGGCTAATATTGAATCAGATGATGATTTAAGAGATAGAACCAAAAACCAGTATAACTTTGTTGGCCACTATCACACTGATGCCGTATATCGTGGCATTGTGACAACAATTACAGGTATTTCAACAAAACAAGTCTATTTTGTGCATGATGCGCCGCGTGGTCCGGGTACAGCTAACTTATATTTGTTACTGAATGACGGTGTAGATTCAAAATATTTTATCGATAAGGTAAATAACTACATTATGGGGCAAGGTTACCGAGGCCATGGCGACGATCTGCGGTGCTTTGCTGTACCAGACAAAAAAATTGATATTGCTGTTACGTTATATTTTGAACGTGAACAACAACCGATCGATATTAATCAATATGTATTAAACGTTGAGCATTTTATACGTTGTGCCTTTCGTCAGAATAACGACTATAACGTAACGCAAGTAAATGCGTATTCACGGTTTAGCATCTCAAAATTAAACGAAGAATTACACGAACAATTTAACGAGTTACATTCGATTGTATTTAACATCGGCGACATTGTCAGCGAGCTAGAAGTGCCAAGACTTCGAACTCTAACAATTAATACTGAGGTCGCAGAATGAAACTAAAAATCAAGCTGCCTTTTTGGATGAACAAGGGCGAGCCGTTAAAGCTTGCTAATGCCGCGGCTCGATACTGGGAAAGAATGTATCAATGGTTAAAATTCCCCGTTATGCAGTTCGACCCATTGACGTGCGACGAGCGATTGTTATTTCTATATGCATATCAACGCGATGTTAAACGATTAAATAGTGAGCCATTAGCACTATATCGAAAACGCATTAAATACGCATACGCTAATGCCGCCGATTCTGGATCCGTTGTTGGGTTTAAAAATATATTTGAGCGTTTAGAAATTGGTACAGTTCAAATACTGGAACGCCAGTACGGTTATGATTGGGACGTTATTATCTTGCGATTATCTGATAACCAGTTAACAAATAATCGTGAATTATTAACGGAAATTATCAGGCAATACGGCCGAACCTGTAGACGTTATTTTTTTGAAATTGTTCACGTGCAGCCGATGCGTTTTAGATGCGGCGAGTTCAATAATAATCAACATTACAACGGTTCTAAATTTGATTTTAAACGAATATATACCGCAACAGTAATTTTAAAAGCGGGCGGGTTTGGCGAAGTAAAAGAATTTAATGGAGTACAGCAATGAGTAAAACGGCAATAGTAAAAACAGGCGAACAGTTTTTTATAAAACAATTGAGCAAATCACAACCGATAAAGCTCGATCGAGTGATTTTTGCAAATATAAACGGCGTTAACGGTAATACAAATATAGACACTAACAGCAAAATGCCAGCCCAAAATCAAATTGTATATACAGCACCGGTCACACAATGCGGTTTACTAAATGATAAGACGGTAGTTTATTCTGTTATTTTAGACACGAGTGTCGGCGATTTTTCGTTTAATTATATCGGGCTAGTGAACTCTGAAACCGACACACTGTGCATGGTCATGCATACAGATTTAACGAAAAAAATTAAAACAGCTGGACAAAGACAAGGCAACACGATAACAGAGTCGATTTGGTTAGAAATTGATAACGCATCTGAGTCGACGGGTATTACTGTCAATGCTCAGACATGGCAGATCGATTATTCAAAACGATTAGCTGGTGAAGATGAGCGTATTCGATTAACTAATTATGATTTATATAATCGATTAGCCATTCATAGCGGTTTTACAATAACTAAGAATAATAATCAATTAACAGTATCTGCGGGGCTTGCGTATGTTGCGGGTTTGCGAGTTGAGCACATAGCGCAAAAAGCCGTGAAAGTTAAAAATAATCAATCGCTATATATTGACGCTTGGCTAGCTGGTACTGTAACCGGAGAGTGGTCTGTAAACTATAATTTAATTGCCGGCACTAATTTAAAAGATTACGAAAAAAACCGGTTTAAGCACTTTGTTGAGCGTGTAGCTTCAGTTGACGCAAACGGCAAGCTAGTTGTTGTTAAACCGAAGTCATTTATTACAACGTACGATCATGCAACGACTGAAAAAACGGGAATTGTTCGGCTCAACTCATCAACTAACAGCACCTCAGAAACAGAAGCAGCAACGCCGTTGGCAGTAAAAAAAGCATACGATTTAGCGGCGGGTGCGGTAAAAATATCTGGTGACGAAATGACGGGGCAATTACGTATGTCTGCTGAGTCGGCAGGTATTAAATTTAAATATGTAGATAGTAATAACGAGTTTGTATTGCGTACGCTGAGTAATAGTTTGTCGTTTATTTTTTACGACGAGCAAATAAAAAAATGGTCAACAAAATTAGCATATATAACAGATAAAAAACAATGGTGTTTTCTAGGTGTTGATGATGTCACAATTAACAATAAATCAGTGTTAAAAACGGGTGACTATGGTATCGGCGCGGCGACAGGTGCTATAGCTGAAAATTTTGACGATCATCTTGTTGGTGGATTTTATCAATGTAGAACAACGGATTTTTCAGATTTGCAACTGTCAGGTAATAGTACTGCAACATTATTAGCATATCCGAGTAATAGTTCAACTTGGAAAATTGAACAGCTATCAGTAGTTAACTCAAAAGAGCCGCGAATTTATTATCGTTGTGACACGAAAGAAGGAAAACAAAAATGGCACGAAGCAATTACAACAGCAAATATTAATTCCTATTTGCCAGCTCCTCCTCCCCCGCAAAATTGGTATAACGTAATGGGGCAACGAGGAGTAAATATAGTTTATACAAATACAACGGGGCGGCCCATTTTTGTAATGATTTCTATGTATCATCAATGGTCCGGAACTGAAACTCATATGACACTGTCAATTAACGGAATGGAATTTTTTGCATCTGCGGGCGGCGCCGGCAGCGGTAGCGCTAAAACCGTGACTATGTATATGCCGATCCCCGCGGGTTGTACATATAAAGTATCGGGATACGGGGATTTAACAAGATGGTTTGAGTTGAGGTGAAATCATGAAATATTATAAAGATAATAGTAATCAAGTTTATGCGTACTGCGCCGATGGTTCGCAAGATGAATTTATTCCCGCCGATCAAGTTGCGATAACAGAAAAAGAGGCATTAAAATTAGTTAAGCCGCAGCTGGCAGACATTCACTATCAGAATCAATCAATTAAAAATTCATTGTTTGACGAAGCGAGCAAAAAAATATCATTGCTACAAGATATTATTGAGCTAGATATGCAGAAGTCTAATGAAGAAGAACAACTGAAACGCTGGAAAAAATACCGCATTTTGTTAAATGATATTGATGTAACGCAAACAAAAATTAATTGGCCTAAAAAACCGGAGTAGTCGATCGTGTGGTGCGGTAAAACATTTTCATTAGCAAAATATCAACAGATGAATTTTGAGGTTGTAGCAATTGAGCCGTACAAAGTCACTAATAGCAAATTTTTATCACCCGAAGAAGCAATCAGGGCGTTATTAGCAAAAATCGACAGCATAACGCCGGTTGCTGTTATATTAATATCTTCAGTGACGGAAACCGGTTTTATTAATCAATTGGAAGCGTTAAGTAAGCGATGGGATTTGCCGGAAATCAATCGGGCACTGAGAACAGCTAAAACAGTGCAAGATTTAGATATAACAAAAATGGTTATACCGAACCCGGCAGATCGTAAAATTGTAAAGCAACTATCATCAAGTAACACGCGTGCAATTGTTAACAGTCAAACGTTAAAATCAGCACAAAAAGACGCTAAAGCGTCAATTGATAGCGTAATGAGTGAATTACAGCAGTTTGCACAGCAAAAAGAAGCGGTTTTAAACAAAGTTGCAAATAAAACGGCTTCGTTAACTGGCGGTAGTATTGATATAACGTTTTTTTACGGTTTTCCATGTGATCTCTATAAAGAGTTGCCAAATAAAGAGCATATTTTCACTTTTTTATTGGCATTTTCTGATAACAACTTAAAACCGATATTGGATTTAGTACATGATAGAAAACTCACAGATAAACACAAGTAACGGATCTGCTGGAAGTGTTGATAATATTGTGTTAGCACTGGATGGTGAATCAATTATATTAAAAAACCCGTCAATTTCTGCTGAGTATGATTTGCCGGAAGAGGACCAAAGCGGGCAATCTTCATCAACTCACAGCAGTGAAAAGGGCATCAAGCCGAAAAAATTAAATATTAATGGATTGATTGAATATTCAACACCGGATCGATTAAGTCGATTGATTGAATTGTCATATCAGACAGAGAAAGGCGGAGCTAAAAAGCTGTATCGTGTAGCAAATGCTACAGCTAACGTTATAAATTTACGTGAAGCTGTTTTTAGTGGCAAGATTTCGGTTTCTCCGCACTCTACGCTACTTGCGTGGCAAATCGGCTTTACATTATCAGAACGTAAATCAGTACCTGAAAAACGAGAGGCAAGAGCACAACAGCGAGCAGTTGAAAACGGTGACGAGAGTGTCGGCGCAATAATTGAAGAAGTACCAGCCGAGCATGAAGAAAAAGACGGGCTTTCTTGGTTTGAAGAAAATATTTTAGCTAAAGCTAATGATGTTATGGGCTAGTAAATGAAAATAAATAAACATGCAATTATTAATAATGAACGAGTTCAAATTATAGATTGTAATATTGTATTAGAACTAAACGCTTGTGGACGTGGTTTTATTGTTATTGCAGATAAAAAAACATCACTTAAAAACAAAGTAATAAAAATCAATATAGGCTATAACAATGACTTACAAAGATTTTTTACTGGCTATATCGAAAGCGAACAAACAACATCACGCAACACTAAAAAGCTGTTTATTCGTGAACTGATCGGTTGTTATCAACAAACAATTGGTTGTTCGTTTCAGCATCCAACATTAAAAGTTGTTGCTGATTATTTGACAGAAAAAAAGGGCTTGCAGTTCAATTTGCCGGCCGCTGATTATGTTAATAAAAAAATCCCACACTTTAAGCACGCAGGAACAGGATTTCATTTATTACAAGAAATCGGACGAGCGTTTAATATTCCAAATTATACATTTTTTCAGACGCCGGTTGGTGGTATTTATTGCGGTAGCTATGATGATAGCTATTTTAGTGATAAAGACATCAAGTTTGGCGATGATTTAAATAAAATCGCATCTTCAACCGCCGGATCTAACATTGTCGAAATTCCGTTAGTGCCAAAGCTACGCCCGGGCGTTAAAATTAACGGTAGAAAAGTATCAATTGTCAATTTGATTAGCGACAGCATGACAATAACCTTTGAAGACAATGCTGGGAAAAAATCAGCAACACGGCGACAAATTGAAAAAGAATTCCCAGAACTTGCCGATGGTTATCATCTGTCAAAAATGGCCAAGGTTGTAGCAATTTCTGACGAAACAAACTTAGGTGATATCTCTACCCCATTCCGTCCCAAGTACGCCGTTAATGTGCAGTTATTAGATGAAAACGGCAAAGAATCGACGACACCGGTTTATAAAGCGGTACCGTTGCCTGTTACAAATATAGGATCTGAGGGCGGGGCGTACCACTACCCAGAGGAGGGCACAGAAGTAGAAATAGGGTTTATTAACGGCAAGCCCGATCAGCCGGTTATACGAAACATTTACCCGAATAACAAAACAATGCCAAACCTCAAAAAGGACGAGCATTTATTGCAACAGCGTGCTGAGGTTTTTACAAAGATTGACAACGTCGGCAATATGATACGTGAAAGCGATCAGACTGTGACAGATAACGCCCGCGATTATTGTTTAAATAGCGATTCATCAACTGAAAAAACAACAACGAAAATAACAACAGTTAATGCTAATTATACTATCAACACGTACAGTAACTATAAGCTGTCTGCGAACACTATAACGCAACTTGCACTAAAGGATTATACAATTGGGACTAATTCGAATTTTGTGCAGTTTGTCGATATTGATTACTCATTAACAATAAACAACAATCAAACAATATCAGTAAAAAATAAAATTGATATTACAGCAAATAAAATTGATATCACAGCAAACAAAATCAAAGAACAGATTGAAACAATTCGCCAGAGTATTGCGGGTGCAAAGCAAGAAATTATCGCCCCTCAAGTTTGGATCGGTAGCGGTGAGATAAATGTATCGCAATTGATGCTTGATACGCTAGAGCTGATTGAGCGGCTGGCTGATTTAACAGCGCAGCATACACACCCAAACACAACCGCCCCAACTAATGCAGGCGCAATCACAGGCGTAAAAACAGATGCGATAAATCTAGATAAAAAATACTCGCCCGTGATTGCAAAATAATACGTTGTGCCCTCACCTCGCCCACAATCGTGGGCTTTTTTATAGTGAACCTCTATATAACTTTATTGCTTCTTCGATAACCATGCCTTGCGATTTGCCTGTGCTTTTGCTTAGCTCCGCAATCATCTCTATAGTTTCAATCGATAATTTATATCCTTTAGGTTTTACCCCTCTTTTTTCATCACTTCTTTTTTGAATTTCAGCCCTTGATAATGCCATATTTCCCGCCTTGATTTTTTATCAATCAGTTGTTATATTAAGGTCATCGGCGGGGTCGCACCCCCGCCTTTGATTGGAACTAGTAAACCGGTAGAGATACCGTTAATAGAACCAAGAGAATTAAGATCCGAATCATCTTCTTTCACCCTTAAGCCCCCATCGAAAGCTGGGGGTTTGCTTTATCAGCACCCCGCTGATGTTTACAATTATAGATGCACCTACCAATAAAGTCAACCCTTTTTTAGATATTTTTTTAAACAAAATAAAAATAAATCAATAACCCACCTGAACCATTGGCTATTTTTATATCTGAGTTATTAAAAAATAAATAATCGGGGACAAAATCGATCGTGTGACCTAATCTGTGCTACACCGCACCCGCCTACGAGGTTTGTACGTGAAATTTTTTTCAGTTAGATTTTATTACAAAACAAAGCTTAAAGGCTTATTGAAAAAAGGATCTTAAAGGATCATATAAAACTGAAATAAAAGAAATGCTTTTCAATATTTTTCAGTTTTTAACTTATAAAAAAGATCATATTAAATAATTAATATAATGATAAATAATAATATTTTTATTTTAGGTGATGTTTGGAACCTAGATCCCAAAATTAATAAAATATAATATTCATTTAATATCAATTTGTTATAAATTATTACAACTGAAATTTTATTACATTGGATAATATGAAAATATCAATATTAATAGATGAATCGTTTGATATAGAAAATTGTGAATCGGGTTATATCGTGGCACTTATGGTAAATGAGTGGTGGGTCTTTTTAAAAAAAGATTCTCTTGATCTAATCGGTGTATTTGAAACAATTCACGAAGTAAAGAATTTTATATCATCATTGATAATGCCAATTGACTGAACAATTATAAATTGCTCAGTCATAAATATCTTTTATTGAACGTGATTAATTGTTTCACGCAATAAATCATGAACACAAGTTATAGCGCATAGCGTGTCATTTCAATGTCAATGATTTTTATTTTGAATATGTAGGAATGGATTATATACGATTATAAAAAAATTGCACCGCCATTTTACCGCCACTTGTTATCATTCACTTCAGAAGTTGTTAGGTAAGTTGTTGATTTTTATGGAGGCGCGTCCCGGAGTCGAACCGAGGTAAACGGATTTGCAATCCGCAGCATGGCCACTCTGCCAACGCGCCTTAGTGGTCTGTCTGAATAGGCTGTAAATAGTAGCACTGCCTTGAATAATCGTCAAGATTAAATAGATTATAATTACAGCAATCACGTTGTTTTTAACTTATTTTTTTATAACCTAATTATTCGTGGCAAAAAATCTAGTGGTTCAATATATTTAAATAAAAATAATCTTCAAAGTTAATTAATAATAATTACAGCCTTATAACAATGATGTAAATAATAAAAATTACAAAATATTCCTTATGTTATCAAATAACTTTAAGCAGTGTAACTACCACCTAAAATAGTACAGCAAAAAAGTAGCTATTGATGCCCCTTTCTCATGATCGGCAGAATTTTCATAATTAGAGCCCCTCTCGTCTTTGCATATGTAAAAAACATACTAATTAATATCGCGCGCTTACTGTCGTAACTAGCACTCTTGCTTTTAACTTCTCACAATATTACCGTAATACATCAAGCGTTATTTCCGACAATAATAACTTTTCGAATTTCGGTGCAACATCTCTATTAATTATCCCGCTAGTAACATCATGCGTTCTATCTGTATAATCAACATCCGCAAACCAACGTTCTAGTCAATAACCAAACACGTCATTATTCATGATGGTTTTCTAAGTTGCTTTCCCTCGCAGAGAAATATTATTTGCCAATATTCTTTAACTTCTAGTAATTTATCTCTAGCTTCAGATAGTGAAATTTCACCCTGTTTTCCAAACATCATTATTTCTCTTCTTTCGTTAATACGATAATCATAACGAAGCACTATTGTCTCCGTTTTTAATACTACAACATACAAACAGTCAGGGTCTGGAATTTTATACTACTTATCTTTAGGTTTTATTCATTTTAGCTTTGTTTCTGTTAACATAAAACACCTCGATACCGTCAGCATTGTCGGTACTTTTGATAAGATGTTTATATCAAACGTTAATACTATCAACATTACCGACAAAAAATATAAGCTAAAATGAGAAGATATAAGATTGATTGAGGCTAAAAAGCCTTGTTATACAAGGCTTCAGATTGATGACAAACCTCGATATAATTCGGGGTTTATTTTTTTATTTAAACCATAAATAGGCTTTTTAATTTGGATTTTATTAAATAAATTAAAAAATAGCTTAAAAAAACGTAACAAAAATAGCTTTATCGCTATTTTCTTGATATTTTGAGCCGTTGCGGCCAATAAACACTGCATTTGAACCTGCGCTCTTCCTCTAAATCGTGCATAGCGATGTCCGTGATGTTGTTTAGCATCAGCAAAGCTGCGCTCTATCGTTTCTTTTCGCCGAGCATAGACTTTTTTACCCCACTGACTTAAACGAATCTCGTTGGCTTTCTCTTTATCTGCTTCCCAGATATGCCGTGTGATGACTTTCTGTGTATTTTTACTCTGTGTACACTGTGACAATAACGGACAGATTTTGCAGGTTGTTGCATCAGAATGATAATGACGATAACCTTCCCTGCTGGTAGTTTTATATTTTAATGTTTGCCCGTTTGGGCAAGTATAAGTATCGTTTTGACTGTTATAGATAAACTGCTTTTTTCTGATGGGATTCGCACCATGGGTGGGACGACGATAACCCAACACCGGATATATCTGCTCTGCCAGCAGTAAATGGCAAATGGGAGCCGTAAAATAACCCGCATCAAGGCCGACACCAACCGGATTAAAGCCAAACCGCTCTAACTGGCGTTTTAATCGAGCCATGTAAGGCTGGGGATCATGGATATTTCCAGCTGTGACATAGGT